TAGTTGTCAATGATGTTGTAGTGGTAGCACCAGTTATAGTAGGTGACGTGATTGTTGGACTGGTAAGAACTTTGTTAGTCAAAGTCTGTGAACCAGTCAGTGTCGCAACCGTTGAATCTATGGCCAATGTCATAGTGTCTCCACTCACTGCCGACGTCAATCCTGATCCACCCGCTATTTGGAAAGTCTCGCCACTGTTTACTGCTGTGCCTGTGGAGTCATCACCCACGAAGGTTATCGCTTGTGCTGTGTTTTGTGCATCGATGTATGTCTTTATGGCTCCCTGTGTGGCCAACAAAGTAGCACTGCCTGTGGCGAGTGTGCCGTTGTCTATGCCTGTAACTGTGGCTCCAGTTGCCAATGCCAATGACGTACCAACTGATAACGTGCTTCCTAATGTTGTTGCACCAGCAACATTCAATGTTCCTGTTGTCTGGATGTTCTCAGCGATGGTGATCTGTGTTGAGTCATCGGAACTCATTGTAGTACCAACGAATTTCATCGCGCCAAGTTTGATGCTTCCTGTGCCGTTTGGAGTGACTGTGATGTCTCCGTTAGTGACACCTGTTGTGATTGCGAATGTATTAAGGTCTAGGTTCGCATCAAGTGTGTTGATGTCGTTGTCAGAACCGTAAAGTTCCACGAAATTGTCGTTTATCTTGTCAAATGCTGTTCTTAGCGGATCACCCGTGCCGTCGTTTGCACTTGATCCGATGTTGATGTTCTGTCTAGCCATACTTTATATTAATCCTTTTTGTTATGGGTATTTATTGTAAATTCTATAAACCTAATGTAATTATTATAGGTCTATTAACGTTCTTTGGAATTTGAACACAGTGCTATCACTGGTGATATTTGTTGCCAACAATCTCACATTGCCATCATCGATGTCTGCTGTGAATGTACACAGTGGTTCAGTGTGGGAAGTGGTTGAGCCAAACACAGTAAGATATGCTTCTATGGTGCTGTCCGCACTTGGACCATGTATCAGGTTTGCTTCCACTATCTCAAATCTGCTGTTCGTTGTATCTGTGATTGATATGAAGTATTTGGCACTCCTGTAAGTGGCAGAACTGAATGAGTCAATTTCTGTAGTCGCCGATGTGGCAACTGTCGTGGTGTTGTCGTTGATGTCTGAATGATTCAATGTCGCACCCGCTGTGGCAAAACCCAGTTGTCCATTACCGTCCGTTTTAAGGAACTGATCGGCATCACCGTCCGCGGTTGGAAATTTCAGAGGACCCAGTTTGACTGTTCCTGATCCATTGCCTGATAATTCTAGGTCTGCGTTAGAGGCGTTTGAACTTACTGTGTTGTCAGCAATCGTGACACCGTCTATGGTCAATAATGCATTTGTACTCAATGTAGTGAACGATCCGGCGGCCGGTGTTGTTCCTCCGATGACCGTGTTGTCTATGGCGCCGCCATTGATGTCTGCTTTTGCTATTACGACCTGTCCTGTGCCTGCTGGTGCAATCACAAGATCTGAGTTTGATTGTGTGGTTTTTATTTCATTGTCTGTGATGTTTATGTTGGAGTCAACAGTTAGATTATTGATGACAACAGATCCCGTTCCTCCCGGAGTAAGATTTATATCAGCATTTGAACTCGATCCGATTGTGTTGTCATTAAAGGTCAAGTTGTCAATTGTTGTTGTTCCAACTAAACTTGTAGTGCTTGTAACATTCAACGTTGAAAGAGTTGTCAATCCTGAAGGCACAGCCAGAGTAGATCCAAGATTTGTTGCACCTGAAAGCGTTGCGGCACCTGAAACATTTATTGTCCCGTCGACCACCAGTCCGTCATTTACGTTGATGATTGAAGAATCATCTGAACTCAAAGTTGTACCTTTTATCTTGATTGCCCCAAATACAACCGAGCCTGTTCCGTTGGGCGACAGGTTGATGTCGTCATTTGATCTTGTACCTTCGATGTTATTGCCGTTGATTTTGATGGCAGGAAATGACACCGATCCCGTTCCAGAAGGAACAAAAACTATATCGTCATTTGACCTTGTTGCACTGATCTCGTTGCCGGAGAAAGAAAGATTACCAGAGAACAATGGTGATGCATAAAGTTCATTGAAATTGTTATTGACCTTGTCCATAGCGACACGTAGAGTGTCACCTGTTCCGTCGTTTGCATTAGATCCTATGTTTAGTGTCTGTTGTGCCATGTTATATGTTTATGGGTCTCCTTACAAATTTTACAACTTGGTTGTTAGTGTTATTTACTTGTCCTAGCAATCTTACGTTGCCGCTGTCCACATCTACAGAAAGATCCAGCGTTTCATACACACTTGATCCATCGCTGTTACCGTTATCTGCACCTTGGGTTATGCTTATAAATGCAGATCCACCGTCATGTGTTACATTCGCCTCCATGAGGCTGTATCTATTTGCAGTCGAGTCAGAGACCTGAATAAGATATTTGGCACTCCTGAAATTTGTGGTAGCGAAACTGTCAATAACCTGCACTGCTGAATTGTTTCCAAGCACTGTTGCTGTACCGTCTGTTATGTTGCTGTGAGAAAACAGTATAGGAGAAGTGAAATAGGATAGATTTCCAGAGCCGTCTGTCTTTAGTACCTGTGCTCCTTCACCATCTGTCTTTGGAATCTTAACACTGTTGACGGACACCTTGCCTGTACCGCTGGCCTCGAATTCTAGATCATCGTTGGACCTGTTGGCCTTTATTGTGTTGTCCGTGATTGTGACACCATCCGCTGTGACTGAAGGATTGGTTATGGAAACAGTGGTGAATGTCGCCGCCGCTGGTGTTGTGCTACCTATCACTGTGTTGTCCACTGTGCCCGTGTTCAAGTCTATTTTAGATACTTGAACTGAACCCGTGCCGTTTGCTGACAACATGAAATCGTCATTGGACTTCGTGACCTTGATCACGTTGTCTGTTAAATTTATACTTGAATCTATTGTCAAGTTAGACACATTGACCACACCAGTACCCCCTGGTGTTAGGTTCAAGTCTGCGTTTGAACTAGTGCTGATTATGTTGTCATTGAAAGTGAGATTGTCGATGGTGGTCGTACCAACAAAAGAACTTGCACCCGACACTGTCAATGTAGATAGTGTTGTTGTGCTTGTAACATCCAGGGTGGAATTTACAGTAACCGGAGATGAGAAAGTGGGAGTGTCGGCATTCAATGTGCCATCTACCACAAGATTGTCATTTATGTTAATAATACTAGAATCCTTGCCAAGTATTGATGTACCGGAAAATCCTACTCCTTCTATTACGATTGATCCAGACCCACTAGGCACAAATTTTAGATCATCATTTGTCCTTGTGGACTTTATGTTGTTGTCTTCTATGTTAATCCCAGGGAACACCACTGATCCTGTGCCCGATGGTTTGATCACTATGTCCGCGTTGGACGTCGTTGTGCTGATGTTGTTTTGGATTACATTGATGTCTGATGCAACAGAAGGACGTGCGAACAACTCCGTGAAGTTGTTGTTGACCTTGATACCCGCACGCCTAATGGTATCGCCCGTGCCGTCGTCTGCTGTAACACCTATGTTGATTAGTTCCTGGGACATTTATTATCCTGCCGAAATTTTCAAAGTACCCGAGTCGTTGTAAAGTTGTCCTGCCACATTTGGATTGCTAGTTGGCAGATTGGCCATCGTTATTTTTACCGGTGTGATCGCAACCCCACCTGTGCCATTTGCGGAAAGCGTTAGGTCTGAATTAGTTGTCAATGTTGACAAAGTTGTATCTGCGAACTGTACTTTGTCTATTTCAACGTTCCCTGTGCCGTTTGGTTGTATAGTTACGTCTCCGTTTGTGATAGATGTGGTTATCAATCCTGTGTCAGGATCTCCAACAATCTGATACACTTCTTCAAAGTTCGTGTTGATTTTGGTCATGGCGGTACGCAAGGTATCGCCCGTTGCTGGGTTTCCCAGTGTTCCTGTGTCTATGTTTAATCTAGCCATATATCGAATATACATATTTATTAAATAAAATTGATGTTTGTCGAAACATTAAAAACTATGAGACTGTATGAACGCCAGAGTAAATGTGGCGTGTACCACACCTTTCACCGAAAAAACACCATATTTGTGTTCAAGTGTGATTCCTGTGGAGTAACATATTTGCGACCAAGAGCAAAAGTCGATCCAGAACGTGCGACCAATGACTACAAACATGTGTGTTCACACTGCGATACCAAACGTTTTGCCCAGAAAGTGGGTGTGAAAATGCGTAAGGTCTACAAACTTGACGCCAGTAGCACCAAGACCCTATAACTTTCTCCACCGGATGTCATCCCTATAACCAGATATCCATCTCTGTAGGTCAGCGTAGATGCCACACTTTATATTTGGTTGGTCAAAATACCAACGTAGGAATGGATTGCCTTCGAGGTATTCCTTCCTGTTGATGAAATGGAAATTGGTGTTGGGGAATTTCCTAAAAATTTGTCTAAGTTGATACATCCATTCATATTTGAGATACGCCTTCATGCTGGCCCTGTCTGGATAGTTGATACTGTTCTTATAGATGTTGTTCTGTATTCTGCTGGGAGTATCCATCTCCCATTGTTGCGCACCCATGATATCAAACGCCATTATGACAATGTTCTTGATGCCTGACTCCGCGGCCATCAGCACAGCACTACAGCCCGAACCCTTCGCCTTGGAAAAGTCGTTGGTCTTGATCTTGCCGCCATTCTTGACGTCACCTCCCCTCCATACCCTGTATATTTTGAGACCCTCTGGAATGTCGTTTTCTACATCTCCATCACAGATGTAGTTCCAGGTACTGATGTCTTCTGGACCGTGTATGCTTGGTGACTCCTTACCGTTGTTGTGCCACTGGGCCAGTTCCTCATACATGGGAGGGTTTACCGCCACTATGTGATCACACAGCATGGGATGGTCTCGGTATATGGCGTTGCATCCATATATGGTTCCATGCCCTTTTAGGTTGTCTATTGGGAAAATATTTCTC